TTACTTAGCGTTCCTGCATCAACTAATTGACGCAAAAGGGAGGTTGCAGACTTAGCAAGCCCACCAATCATATGAATTAAGCCAAATCCGTAGAATCCAAGTCCGGGCATGTACTGGTAATGGACGAAATGCTCGCGCTTCATGCGATTTTCGTCATCTTCGTAGTAGTTTCTGCGTATGGAGAGGATTTTTCGTGAGCTTAGGTCTATGCTGACAACATAAGGAAGCTGTATTCCGCTTTCTTCGCCGTCAATCATGTCTTCAAAGCCAACTAAATCAAGATCAACCTGCACTTCTAGTATGGTATGACGAGAATCGTTGTCATAGCCATGAGAGTTACCTGTTAACTCGTTATATTTATTTTCAATCTCATCTGAATTGTCACTAGGGTTACCTAGCTCAACATCTGAGTAGAAGCCAGATACCTGTAGCTTTCTAACTTCGTTGCTAGTTCGCTTCATAATGTGAGTTGCACGTTCGCAAGTCACTAAATCAGAAGCTCCGTAGCTAACAACAAAATCCTCGGCAGGTACAAACATACTGCAAGGACGACCCATGTTTGGGTCAAAGTATACTTTCCTAAAGGCAGACCCTGCTAACGGCAAGGAAAACAATAATCTTTCAGTTTCTGCACGATACTCAGTCATCTTCTCAGTGACTAGGTAGTTTAAATAATCTTGAACCCTGTTTGCCTGTTTTTCTTTCTCTTTATCTATAATGCCCACTATAGCCGTTTTAACTGGCCCACTGGCAGGGAATAGCTCTTGTATAGATTGTGACTGGAATTTTATAACAGCTTCGGTTAGAACTGGGTGAAATACGCCACATGCACCATCCCAAGGGGTTGTTCTATCTTCATGCTTAAGACCAAGAAGTGATAAACCTTCTATATAGGTCTTTTCCCAGTCTGATCGGCTTTCTTTATCTGACTTAAATGCGCTAACAAGCTCATTTGCTATTAAAGATAATTCTTTATCTTCGATATACTCAGCTAAATTATCATCAAACGGAACCTCGCCCATAGGATCACTGCCAGACTCAAAGTCAAACGTGATCCCACCGTCAGGGGTTTCAATCCCAACAGAGTCAGGATTTACTATTTCAATCTCCAGCGCACCGTCTGCCTCTTCAGCAGTCAGTTGATCAGGAGTTGCTAGAGGTTTATCAATTGCCACTTATCCGTTCTTCCCAAACTTCTGAGGTCTTGCCGCACCGCTTCCGCGAGCAACTGTTGTTTCACCGCCACTCTTATAAGCTTTAACTTTATTAGCATCATGGCCTAGTTTTCCGCCGCCCATGTATGCTTTTGATTCTTTTTTCTTCATGCCTTTCATATTAGACTCCTGTTACTCGCTAAACGGGTTGAAACATTTCTAAATATTTTGTTTGCGCCAACATTTTTTACACATTTAGACTCCCAAGCCAGTTCTCCTAGCTTTGAAATGTATACACTGTGTTTGCCGTCCTCAAGTGTAACATACCTATATGTCGATAACTTAGGGTTACGTTTAAACCCTTTGTTAATAAATGCAGACTCTATTCTTTCTTGTTCTTTACTTATCAGCATAAAACTTTTTTTCCCATTCTTTATGTCTTTTGAGTGGGATTTTAAAGTACGATCCAAACCTTGCTGTTTTTACAACCAGCCAATTAACCCAAGACAACCAAAAAGGCAAAGGCCTCATGTAGTCTAGAAACAATACAACTCTAGTTTGGCTAGTTTCATTGACAGCAATATGCTCGTAAGTGTCATCAAACACTACGCACTTACCTTCTTCCCATCTGTATTGAACGCCATCAACAACTAGCGTACAGCCATTGCCTTCTTTTGGGATAATCAAACCTAAGTGTATTCTTATAACGCCACACCACGGGCCTTCATGCGGCATAAGCATTTTGTTTGGGCCAAGCACTGAAAAATACGCTGAAACAATGTTCTTATGCTTATCAAGAATAGCCATTGTCTTTGGGCATTCTTCACAGTTACGGCTAAACCGCACTGTTCCTGCTTTGAGAAAGAACATCTTCCACTTATCATCATTGGAGATGTATGTCTGATCAGGGCTAATATCTTGAAAAGGAGTGAGTTCATCAATTCTTTTCATTATGTGGTTTAACTCAGAAAGTATTATTTCAAAGTTATTCTCTAATTCTTTTGTTACAGGGAACTCTGAGTTATCAAAGTACACCTTATTCCCTACTTTTGAGAACTTGCGGAACAATGGCCTTAGCATTAAGTCAATACGCCAAGGGCTAACCTCAAGGCTATCCATTAGTAGTAGTCTGCGCGTCTATGGGTATCTAATGGAGTATCTTCCTCATCAGATAGCAACTTTAAGAAACCGCCCTGTCTGAACCGTAATAATGCTTGAGTAGATGAATCCACAAGATCATCATGTTCGCCATTAGGAAATGCGGCAAATTCCTCTACCACTTCCTCAGCAAATCTTCTTTCGGGTCTCCATATGATTCCTGACGCAAACATGTCAGATATAGCGTTTACCCTAGATATTTTATCGTTACCCCTAGAGGGAGTGTAATCAGACACAGGTATACCCATAGCTCTAAGTTCAAAAATAAGAGGCGTACCTGCGGCTTTTGCTTCAATAATGCAGGCATCTGGTTGCCAATCAATATAAAATTCATGAGCTTTCTTTTTAAGGTCTGGAAACTCTAAACGCTCTTTAAAGGCATCTAGAAGTATTATATTGGCTACAGTCTTACCGTCATCATCAGGTGCGTAAAATACGCCCCATGTAGTACACGCTGAGTAGTCAGCCCGTTGTGTCTTAAGAAATGCCGTATCCCAAGACTGTATTATAAAATCACACGATGGTGGGTGGTCTCTCTCCCATATCTTCCACCAGTTACGTTTAACAAGCGCACCCTCCTCTGAGGTAGGGTTCTGTTGATACTGGGCGTTCCATTTAGCGGAAGGAAGTTCTTCTCTTAATGCTACCAGTTCCTTCATAGGCCAGAACTCAGGCCATAGCGGTGTCTCTGACGGCATAATGGCAGGGAACTCAATAACCTCCCACTCATCGCTTCCTGTACGTTGTACAGACGATTTAACTATTTGTCCTGTTAGATCACGTTTATGCCATCGTGTCATAACAATAATGATTGATCCTCCCGGCTGAAGTCGCTGTCGAGGGCCGGATGTGTACCATTCATAGGCTTTGTCAAATACGGAGGGGTCACCCGATTGACCTTCTTGCTCGGAGTGCGGATCATCAATGATCAGAAGGTCAGCGCCTTTTCCTGTTACAGCACCACCAACACCAATAGCGAAGTATTCGCCACCAGAACTGGTACTCCATCGCCCTGCGGCTTTAGAGTCAGCCCTCAACCCGACCGAGGGGAAGAGAGATTTGTAGTCTTCGCTGTCTACTAGGTTACGCACCTTTCGACCAAAACCTACTGATAACTCAGCAGTGTGAGCGGTTTGAATTACTTTTTTATGGGGATACTTACCTAAGAACCAAGAAGGCAATAGATAAGATGCAAATTCTGATTTAGTGTGACGAGGAGGCATGTTAATGATTAACCGCTTCAACTCACCACTAGCAACACGTTCAAACGCATTTGCCATGATTTTGTGATGCCTACCTTCAATAAAAGCAGGCCACACCTTGTTGCAAAAGCCCATAAAGCTATTTCTAGCTCTTTCTTTGGACTCCGCTTCTTCTAGCTCCTCTAGGAGTCCTAGAACCTCTTTCTGCTGTTCTAAGGGCAGACTAGGAATTTTCTTTAATAGCTCTGGATCAACCTTATCCGTTACGGACATATGTACCCTTAATTATTTCTTTTTCTTTTTGGCAACAGCCTTCTTCTTGGCGGCAGGTTTTTTCTTAGGCTTGTAGGCTTCATTAACATCAGGAGTGGAAGGATCATCTGCAATGTAATGACCAGTGCTATTTCTAGCTCTTTCCATCTCAACAGGCTTATCTTCAACGTCTTTTAGCTCTGAAAGCTTAGAATTAGCTTCATTCCTAGGCATTACAGAAAAATCAACGATATGAATTACACCTTCTTTATCTTCATAACCTATTTGATAAACATCATCTCCGTTCTCAAACGTACCGTTCTTAATAACCTTTAGCGTGGTCATACAAGTGTTCCTTATTTTTTTGCAGTTTTAGCCGCTTTCTTAAAGTTCTTTTTAGTGGGAGCGCCCTTAGTTCCGGGCTTACGCATCTTCTCGTTACTACCTGCGGCTATTCTCTTTCTCTTAGCATGTATATTATCGTACAAACTCATATAGCCCTCCTTACATCATCTTACAGGCTTTACCACCACGGGCCATCCCGTAGCCACGAATCTTTCCTGCCTTTCCGCCTTTGCTCATTCCGGGCGGTGGAGTATCAACTGGTAAAGATTGCCCATATCCTGAAGGTACTGGCATTTTGTTGTTTTCGTCTGGCCCCATTGGGCCACCTTGGACTGGATTTCTAGGAGGTGCTTGTGGAACTGGTATTCTTTTTGCCATACCAAGACGACCGGGAGCGTTCCCACCTCTACCTGCTGAAGCTTGACGACCCATATTCATTTTTTTCTTTTTCACAGATTCTTCTCCTTTAGATTTATTTTTTTGTAATCTTTTCCTATAAGCCGCACTACCTGCATCATTCCTTAAAGCTTGAATGGCCTCCTCAGCCTGCTCATCTGTTAAAGGCATCTCTCTTGCACGTTTTGCTTCGGGCATAACTGTTCTCCAAATTAAATATAAAACCCTCTACAGGAATATTCCTGTCTTAGGACTCTACCTAAATAGAATTAAACTTAAAACTAAGATGACATGCTAAGAAGTAAGGAATCTAAACAGGAATATTCCTGATAGGAATCTCTAGATTTTACTGACTTTACGCTCTTGACAGAATAATGCAAGGGCTACGGATAAAAAAGCTTAATTTTTTTGTAAAAAATTTTTAGGTAATAAAAAAGTGCTTATTCTGAAAAAAAAAGTACTCGCTTACGGAAAACCTAGTAATTATTTGAGTGTAACACTATGTATATGGATATCAGGTACGCACCTGCTATAAGGGGGGGTGGATGATAGCTGTACAGCCCTCAGCTTAATGGAGTGAATCGCTTTCTGTGGGCTTTGCTTGCTCTGTCTCCTGCTCTGTACTAGTCCCCAGCAGTGCCTCTAATCTCTGCTCTAAGGCCATTGCTACGCTGTCACTGTCTCTCTCAGTGATCGCAGTCTCTACAAC